CCTTGTACACCTGTTGTTCCTACACTTACTGCGGCAGGCAATGTCAATGTGAGGCCAGCAGTGCCTACTATAATTTGTACACGCAACATGCCCACAGATCCAGATTCTGGAAAGTTAGTAAAACTCAAACTAACATTACCGGCCATGGCAATGGTTTGATAATGCCCAGCACTGTAGTCAATGGCAATTGATCCTGAAGTGGCCGCAAGCACCACTTGTGTGGCTGAAAAATCTTGTATTTTAGCAGCATAGATAAGATTGTCTGCCATGTTGTTGTCTAACGTGGTACCTGTCAGTGCAGACTTTAGAAGCACTTTGCTTTGCAAATCGTTTACTTCGTCCTCTGCGTATTGAAAATTCTGTTTGATATTGGTAAAATTATCACGCATGCCCTGCGTATTATTACTGACGCCTGCTGTGGGGTAGAGTCCGTCTATGTTATTGGGATTGATCTGACTAGTCATACTGGTTCCTTGTATTAGATATTTATTGCAACGGCAATTCCGCTAAATAATCCAAAGGTCCTTGAGCAAATGCAAAAGAAAACTAAAAGTATATTAGAAGAACTGGACAGCCTGTACATAGAACGTGATCGCAGAGCCATCATAGAAACTCGCGCCAGCAACCTAATCGAAACAGCCATTCGTTTGCTGGAACAAATTGACAGTGAATTTCCTGCTGACCAAGCCGAAAACCTGCAACGTAAATTGTTAAATGCAATACGTCATAGAGATACTGGCAAGTTCTCAAGGTCTGTAAGGAGAACCAATGCAGATATTTGAACTTACCCAAAAACGCAAACTCAACGAGTACGATCCCAGTAGATCGCCACCTGGCACACCTAATTACGCCACAGGAGTTGGGCCTGGGGTAAAACCACAGATGACAGTCACGCCTAAAACGACAGGTACCTCGGCTGCACCTGCTCCAGTTGCGCCTGCTCCAGCGACCCCAAATTTTGGAACTGGTGTAGGACCAGGAGCAAAATCACAGATGACTGCTACGCCCACGGTTCAGAGTTCCCCAAGTGCAAACGCACCCGCAACTCCACTTGCTACACCATCTGGTGGCCCCAATTATGGAACTGGTGTAGGACCAGGCGTAAACTCACAGATGACTGCTACACCTACAGCGCAGGGATCTTCTGCTGTAACTCCTACACCGGCACCTGCTCCAGCATCTGCTCCAGCACCAAGTCAACCTACATACAATGTTCCGTTGGCCAAGGTACCTGCTACAAATACAGCCATGCCATCAAACATGTCAACCACTGGATCTCCTGTTGCTACAACTCCTGCACCTGCCCCTGCACCTATAGCGGGAGTTGATCCAGCACTAGCGGCAGCGGGCAAGGTTAAAATGACTGGACCACAAGGAAGAAAAGCCAACATAGGTGGCGCCATTGCCAATGCAATGCAGGCATACAATGCCAACAAAGTTGGCCTAGGCTACCTGTTGCCTAAAGATGCCAAAAACGAAGTATACACAGACAGCACAGGCAAGATAACCATAGATGGTGTACCTTATGATGCTACCAATCCCGAGCATCAACGACTTGTAGGTAAAATAACCATAGGTGGCAAACCCTACAATGGCGCTGATCCAGAACATAGTGCAGCCTACTTGGCGTTTAAAAATACTGCCGGTAGAGGCGGTGCCGACATAGTAAAAATAGACCCTAGCGGCAAAGTGACCATAGCGGGGCAGCCTTTTGACCCTGGTAATCCAGGCCATGTCATGGCCTATAGACAACATGTATTGTCGTCGTCCGTTGTTCACGCTCCACCTCCTGCTCCACCTCCTGCGCCAGCGCAAAAACCACCAGCGCAACAACCACCAGCGACTCAATCTGGACAACCTGCTCAGCCAAGCCCAACAACAGAATCTTTAACCTGGAGTCGCAATTTTGACCCCAGTGCTACACTACTGAAAAAGATGAAATCACACCTATGAAAAGTCTGCGCACACTATTAGAAGGCGGCAACGTATTCAAAGACTCAGACGGCCAACCACTTACTGGACGTATCAATCAAAGCGATGTGCCTGCCACAGTGCAGTGGATTGAACAACTCACAGGAATAGAGTTTCCACGTGATCGTTGGCTGGGATCAACAGGCAAGGCCGCCACATCGGGTGACATGGATCTTGCTGTGGATGTGAATGAAATCTCCAAAGATCAACTGGCACAAAAACTCATGCAATGGATAGCCAGCCACAAACTGCCCCCAGCAGAGTGGATCAAAAAGGGCGGGGAAGTACACCTGCGCACACCCATACAAGGACGTCCTGAACTGGGCTATGTGCAAACAGACTTCATGTTCTTTCCCAACTTGGACTGGGGCACATTTTTTTATTCTGGCGGTGAAGGATCAGCCTACAAAGGTGCCAACCGCAACATATTGATGTCAAGTATTGCCAAGCAACTGGGACTCAAAGTAGGCGCCAATGGCATGTTCAGCCGCACCAGCAATCAACTTGTAGACGGTGGACTAGATCCAGACTATGTGGCCAAAACATTACTAGGTCCACAAGCAACTCGAGAAAATTTAAAAAATGTAGAAAGCATTTTTGCCGCATTGGCCCGGGACAAAGACCGAGAAGCCAAGGTCAAGGACTTTCGTGAATATTTGACTCGTGAAGGTTTGCAACAACCTGATGCTGTGAAAGAAAATGCAGACACATACTTCCTGGCACGCCTGCGTGACAGGATTGTAAACCAAGGCATGCAACCCTTGGTGGAAGCGGAACCTGTAAATCCTTATAGAATTTATGAAGCAGAAGAAGCAGGAGTGGGCGGCAAAGCCAAAGGTATTGAGCACTTGGAAGATTATGTATTCCGCAACGGGCTGCCTGGTGTCGCCACAGCCTTGCAAATTGTACAGGCAGCAGCCGAGTCTCCTGCCAAAACTACCACGGTAAAGTGGGACGGCAAACCTGCGGTGATATTTGGGCGCAAACCCGAAACTGGTGAATTTGTGCTCACAGACGGTTCAGGATTTGAAGCCAAAGGTTATGATGGCCTAGCAACAAGTCCTAGAATGATGGCTGACATACAACGTACACGTTCAGGCGCAAGGGACGAGTTAATTCAACTATATGCAACACTGTGGCCCAAACTAGAAGCAGCCTTGCCCGCCAACTTCCGTGGCTATGTCAAAGGCGATTTGTTGTACATGAACACACCTCCTGTGGAAGCCGGTAACTACGTGTTCAAACCCAATACTGTGCAGTATCGTATTCCTGCAAAAACATCACTGGGTCAGCGTATTGGCGCCAGCGACACAGGTATCGCCATGCACTCCATGTATGCAGATGCAGGCGATGCACGCCAGCCACTAAGCGGTGTGCGTTTCAATGATGTGCCCGGCTTGTTGCTGATTGAACCCATTGGCGGCAAAGAAATCGTGCCCAACGCTGGCCTGATCAAACAAATCAAATCTGTGGCCAACAGTGCGGATGGTCGTGCCATTGCCACATTGTTCAACCCTGCAGAACTACGTGCTCAACAGATCACAGATCTGGCAAAATTGTGTGTGGACTACATTAATTACAGAATCAAACAACCTGACCCTAGTTTTGACAACCTGCTGGGCGGGTTTGGAGATTGGTTACAAACCAAAGTTACGCCTAAAAAATTCAACAATATTGTGGAATACTTGAACAGTCCTTCCAGCAATGCAGGCGCACTGTCGGCTGCATTCACACTGTTCATGCTACTGCACGACTTAAAAATAGATATCCTGCGCCAGTTGGATTTAAAAGATCCTGGGCACGAAGGTTGGGTCATGGCCACCCCTGCAGGATATGCCAAAGCGGTAAATAGATTTGACTTCACAGCAAGAAATGCGGCTCAAAACAATCCGCAACAGGGCTAATTTTTACCAAAGGTATAAATAAAAGCAGGTCCACCGAGACCACTTAACTTTAAAGGAAATTTATCATGGCACAATTTACAAAAGTAAATGGAACTACACAACCAGTATTTGCACTAGACGTTGCAAACGGTAGTATCTCTGGAACAGCCAACGTTGCGGCCCAAGGCCCAGTGATGTTGTCTGGCCCACAACTGCAATTCTTCACATTGACAGCCAACGCTGCACTTACCAATGCTGGTAATGTCAACGGTTATTTGAACAATGTGTTGCAAGCAGTTCAGTCTGGTGCTGGTTTGACAGTTCCTGGCAGTACCATTGCTTTCTATCAAGCAGGTGCAACAGCCGGTACTATCAACCTGGCATTGTACCCAGCTGGTGGTTATACAACTGCTCAGTTGGTTGCTGCTGCTCAAACAGCCAACGCCACAGGCGGCTTGAACATTGGTATCCCAACTGCTAACGTTGCTGCTAGTGCAACATTCACTAACCTGTAATCAGTTTAGTTTCAACCAAACCCTGGACGTAAAAAATCCAGGGTTTCTTTTTGGCGTTAAATATGCACATAATGAAAGTCTTGTGCCGCACCCTTTTTGATTGTACCTTCACTGGTGTCACAGGACATCTCCGCCCACAGCAATTGCCGTTTACTACCAAAACAGGCCTAGTAATCGACACTCCCGAACAATGGAATCGCAGTCGTAATCAGCAACGCAACTGGGAGAGTTTGCTGCAAATAATGAGTCTGCGAACACAGCCTATGAATGTGGTGCCACCTACAAAACACACTGATGGATGGCACTTTGAATTTGACGTAGAATCCGAAGGTGTACTT